GTATTCTGTCCTCATCATTTGTTTTAACACCATGTAGTACTGTTGTATTTAGTAGTGCTTGTTCATATGTGTAATCTACATCGCCTATAGTAACAGGTGCAGGGTTCTCTGTCAAGATAAAATTTAGCGAACAGGTCGTATTGTTATCCACATGCATCGGCAACACTGAATTGGCTTCCTGCCAGTAAAACCTAGGACTACCATTAACACCAAAGTCTTCCATAATCTTTTCAATATAAGGTGCAGTGTGTTTCAGTATTAACCAAGTATCTAATGATTTCTCATACCTAGGATCCGTATAAGGCTTTGCATCCTGCTTAACCATTTCTGCAATGACAAGAAGTAAATCCTTATTAAGAGGATAGTTAAGATGAGTAATAGGTTCCATTATGAACTAAGTACCTTAGCAATGTCAGGACGGAAGTAACCGTCGGGTTTCAGTACCTTACCTGTATCAGGATCTTTAATGACTTTACCCTCAATACATTTGCTCATGTTAGACGCACGAACCTCATTCCAAACTCTATCAAAAGGAATATCTAAAGTGGTAGCCATTCCCATAATAACCCATACCATATCGGCAAGACCATCGGCAATTTCAACCTTATCACCTGCCTTGTAGGCTTCGAGAGTTTCATTATACTCCTCGGTAATTAGATCCATATAAAGTTTGGCTTGTGCCTCAATGTCTTGCGGCATTGTGCCATATAGAGGCATTTGTCCTGCCGCCAGCATAAATTGGTCTACATCGTATTGATAGTCGCTCATGAAAATAAATCCTCTAGTGTTGCAACGGGTCTAGTATTCCAACCTAAGCCTTCTGCAATTGTTTTTAATGGGTCTACAAATGATTTCTCAAATATAGTTTCGTAGTCTACATAACGATGAACATCAAATTCAGTAGGAAGTTTGCTAATAAACCCTACACAGTTCTCGCCAATGTGATTAGGTTCTTTGAGATAAAGAAACTTAATTTTATCACCATCATTGATGACCTCGTATTTATTGCCTGCCTTATGCTTTTTCAATAAATGATTATACATTAGGGCGCCTCGGACATGCATAGGTGTACCCTTCTCATAAATGTGAGAAGAAGATGTGTACTTACCTAAGTTATTACATCCTCGAGGAAATGCAATTGCCTCAGGAGTAAGTTTCCTAAATGCTTCCCAGTTCTCAGCAACAAAACCTTGCAATGTTTGTTCATCTGTTTCAAGGCAAAGTTTGACCGCTTGCCGCAAGCTCTCCCTAACAGGAGCAGGAGTAGATGACCTTACAATCTCAAGTCCCATAACTTTAAGTTTAGGCTCTGCGTACCGCACTCCTTCATTGTCGGAAACATTAAGTGCATACCGCTTCTTAGCAACCCAGATACCTCGTTCAGCAATTGCTTCTCGCTTAAAGAATATCTTTTGTTCAAAGGCATTTGTGTAGTTAGCAATGTCTACCATTGCTTTGTTAATTGCAGGCTCTATCTTATCATTACCAATCTTATCCAAGTTGTCAACGATTTTATCTTTAGACATACCCTTAAAGAACTTTTGTACAAGTGCATCCATAGTAATGTAACAAGAGTCTGTGTCTGAATAAAATGAATACATCTCACCCTCAGTACCACATACCTTATTCAAATAATCATCAAGAGCCTTTGCAGTTTGCCTAATTAGAAACTGCCCTGTCATTGTAATGCCTTCAGCAATACGGGTATCATAATATCTAAAGTACTCGTTACCCATAGCACCGAACAAAGAGTTCAACTGAATCTTTCTTGCCATCTGAAAGTTATTGTATTTTGCAATATCATTCAACAAGTCTTTGTTTTTTGTTTTTTCGTATTCGTTCTGTGTGGCAATCATCAGCTTCTTGTACTTTTGACGGTCATCAAAAAACTTAGATACGATCTCAGGAAACAATCCTTGCTTGTCTCTACGGAATGTTTGTCCATTAGACGCTACAGCATATTCAGTGTTTATCTCTGCCTTACGCTCCAGTAGAGAGTCTACAGTGCAGTCCACCATACCAGGTACTAGTGTTTCAGGACTCATGTTGTATTGCATAATAATAGAGGGATACAGGGAAGTTGCATCAAAGGACATAACCCAGTCATACTTACCTGGCTTAGGTTCCTGTACATACGCACCTTCAATGCGGCGACCCTCAGAGTTTTTACGAGCAGGAATCATAATGTTTTTATTCAGCAGGTGATTGTACAGTAGGCAGTCCCAAGTACGCACCGAAGAATAAATGTCATTGAAATTACACTTAGCATCATATGCCATTGTAGCAATCAGCTCGATAAGTTTCATCTTATCCTCGAGCTCATCAACAAGTTTAGTATCAATGATGTTGTAATCAATAAAGCGATTCCAATCATTCTCATAAAACTCTCGGAAAGTATCATAGCCACTTTCCAACTTGTTCTTACCTAGCTCTACCTCAGCAATGTAATCTAGTTTGTAGGATTCCTGTGCAGTGTAAGTAAACTTCTTGTATAAGTCTAGATAGTCTAATTGTGCAACACCTTTAATATCATATGCAGTAATTTCCTTGTTATGCATTTTAATACCACGACGGCGGGTCATGTTAAAAGGGCTAAGAGAATTCTTTGCATCGTTACCAAACAGTTTATCCATACGGGCAACGATATAAGGAATGTCAAAAAGACTACTGTTCCAACCAGTAATAACATCTGGATATTCATTGCACCACCATGTACCAAATTTTGTTAGAAGTTCGTGTTCATCTACACAGGGCTCGTATGTTACATTGAGATGTTTTGTAGCATCACCGGGTGTCCATTCACCCTCGCCCCATGTAAATATTTCTTTTGTGTTATTATTCATAACAGTAATAAGAAGTACTTTTTCGAGCGGGTTATCTACATTAGGAAACCCTTGTTCAGCAGTAGTCTCAATATCTATTGACCAGATTGAAAGTTGTGACAAATCAAAGTCAATGTCATTGGGATATTGCGTAGAAAGGAATTGATAAGTTAGGTCAGTTTGTCCATAGATAGGATAGTTCTCAATGTCACTATACTTGTCCTGGAATTCTTTACAGTCGGCATTGTTGCCAAACTCAATAGGTTTTAGGTTTTCACCATATAAACCTTTGTACTGCGAGGAGCCCTCTGCTCTTACATAAAGAGTAGGCTTAAACTCATGTCGCTCGTTAAATCTTTTGCCGTCACGCACTCCGCGTAACAACACCTTGTTGCCATATTGCCAGGCATAGCTATAAAAGTTTCTATTCATACTGTACACTATACAGTAAACTTCCGCCGATGTCAAGCGGAAGTTTACCAATATAGCAATTAAATTTGAATTTTGGACTCAGGAACAATGACCTTAGAACCATAATGCTGATTGTATTCATTCAACAAGGTCTTAGCCGGAGAGAAAATTGAAATAATGTGATTAGGAAAAATTGGGATAAGATTGCCTTCAGCATAAGGAGCATATGGTGCCAGCCCAATACCAAACTTACCTTCTTCTTTTTGGTCAGGGATAAGCATAACTACTGCCGGCTTTTCAATTTGTACAAGCTGGCGACCTTCGAGGTCTGTCTCAGTTACCTTACCAATAAGTTCCTCACCTGAAGTGAGCTTTACAATTTGGACATCGCTCATAGTGAATTCTTCTTTTCTTGAATTTCTTTACGGCGTTCTTTTGTAAGTTTACCTAAATCACCGAGTGCCTTGCGGGCACGAGTTGCGGCAACCTTTTTACCACCAACCTCAAATGCTTCGTGTTGTACTAGGTATTCCTCATAAGCGGCAATAATCTGTTCATGTGTGGTCATAATAATATCCTATAATAATTTAAGAGTTTGGGGGAGCGCGGAAAGGAAACGCGGCTCCCCCGTAGTGTACACTACATACTATTTAGTCCTGTAGGAAAGTTTTTGTAGAGATTTTTATCTCTTTTGGTTTTTTCGCCTCAGGGACAATATGCTCTAATGTGATACGCAACATACCGTGTGTAAACTCTGCACCTACGACTTCGATGTCATCGTTCAATGCAAATGTTTTTGTAAAGTTACGAGCACCAATTCCATGATGGATATAATCTCGTTTATCTTCTTTTTGCTGTACGCCTTGGATTACCAATTTGTTGCCTTCTGGGATTTGATGAATAGTTAATTCTTCTTCGTCAAAGCCAGCGGCGGCAAATTCAATAACATAAAGATCGTTGTCTTTAATAATATTGTAAGGCGGATAATTGTTTGACAGGTCAGCAACCGTATGTAGATTACTGAAGATGCGGTCAAAGCCAATTGTGAAAGGCGAGATTTGATCCTTGATATCCTCTAAATTAGAGGCATTAAATTTACGAACTACCATTGTGTTCTCCTTAATTAAGCGAGTTAAATTTTAAGTGACCCTTACGGCGTCACCTACTATATATAAGTA